CATATTGTTCTCTTTGTAATCTTTTAAATTCTTTGGTCATCTCTGGCCACTCTTGTTCCATTAATGTTACGATGTCGCCGTGGTCATCTGTTAAATAAGAATTTACTTCTTTTTTAGTTTTTGACTCTTTGATTGCCTCTGGCATATTATCTCCTTATCTATACTGGAATTTACGAATAATTAACATAAAAGTCAAGTGATTTTATCAATTATTCCATATTCTAAACATTCTTGTGCCGTTAAATATGTATCTTGTTTAGAAATCTCTTCCCAAAATTTTTGGTCTTTATTTGTAACCTCTCCAAGTATTCTATTTATATTACTTTGTAATTTTTTCAAGTGGTCAACACCTTTCATAACATCTGATGTTTTACCTGCCTCAAATGCTGAACCCTCGTGAACCATTACGGTTGAGTTTTCTGTCATAGTTCTTTCACCTGTACCACACGCAAGTATTACTGCGGCTGCTGACATACAAGCCCCAAGACAATGAGTGTTTACTTTTACAGGTAATGTTTTAAAATAATCAATAGTACCTAACATAGCATAAACATCTCCACCATACGATGAAATTACTAAATTGATATCTTTATCTTTATTATGTTGAATAAAATTATCAAATCGAGTAATCACTGCATATAATTGGTCTGAATCTATTTCATAAGTCAAATACATCGTATTGGAATTAATATTGATTCCCCACTCTAAATTTTTAAATAGTATTTGTGTCTCATTATCCAATCCATTCATATTTGCGTAATCTACTTTTAATAACTTATCTGTCATTTTTTCTCCTTTTTTTAAACCAATCAGGTGTCCATGTAAATGTTATCAACACATACCTACTACCACTCGTTACTGGTCTTGCTCCGTGTTTGTGTGTTATGTTACTCGGATGAACCGAAAGATGTCCAACTTCACCAAAGTGTAAATAATTTTGTCTTTGAAACCAAGTACCACCACCTTGAAACTCTGACTTATCGTTTAAGGTCAACATGGTAGATATCAAACTATGGTCGTGATGAACACTCAAATATTGTTGCTTATCTGGTGTATACTTAACTATAAAGTTTTCAAATTTTAAGTCATCCCAAATATTGTCTGTTATCTTGTAAAACCATTTCATAGAATCAACCATGTATTCCTGCAACATTTGACAATAAATATCATTAGTATCTTTATCAATATCTTCTAACAATATATCATAAGTCGGATAATTTTTGTTTCTATCTTCTCTCAGAGAGCGAGGGAGCGTGTGATCTGTCCATTTATTTAACTTATTTGCCTCATCTATAATATAACTACACCACTCCTTAGTTACAAATGGTATTTCATACATATATAAGTCTATTGGCTGTAATAAAAGATTCCACTCTTTTGTTTCTATAGAATCTACTTTCAATAATCTATCTGTCATTTTTTACCTTTTTAAAAACGAATATTGGTTCATATTTATAACCTGCTCCCATTACACTTGATAATGTCAATTGTAATGTATCTTCTTGGGCAAATCCCAAATCATTTGAAATTTTTACAGTTTCTTCTTCTATGAATTTATATTTTGGTGTATTTGCTATGTTAATTAACATATAACCATTTTCTTTTAACCCATAGTAACAATTCTCTATGGTTTTTCTCAAAAACCCATTTACCCACTCATCTTGAGTAGGAAACTTTTTATAACTTTGTGTCTTTTCATCCGAATACTTTTCGGTGTCGAAATAGGGTGGTGAAGTAAAACACAAATCGAGAGAAGATTTGTTTGGAAGATAATCTTCACTCCCTTGTTTATATATATCAACCTTTTTATTAATATAACTAAATTCTTTGCTCATTTGCAATAAACCTTCATAGGTCTTTGTAGATGGTTCAGTTCCTATGTAATGTTTGGTATTGGATGATGAAAGAAACCCAAGTAATCGTCCACCCCAACCACAACTCATATCCCAAATAGTTCCATCACCACCGAATTTCTCGTAGATAAGTTTTGCTGCTGTCGGTCTGAAATTACTCACAGATTGTGTACCACTATATATCTTAATGGATTGTCGTAGTCTGTTTTCATGAAATACATTTCTCTCACCTTCTGGATCCTCACCCTTATAGTGTTTTTGTTCCCATTTCCAACACTTACGAATCGTGGATTTAAACATATCATCATCGTGAAATATATCCATAGGTGATTTTTTAGCACTACCACACACCACTTCCCAAAAATGTGGAAAGTAAGTCCAACACAACCTCAATCCGTGCATAGTTTGAACAATCTGATTATCCTTGAGTATCGTATCAACATCAAACTTTCTCAGTTTTCTCAAATGGTCGTGTTTTTCATCTTCACGAATTGTGTAATGAGGGAATCCATGTCGTCTGTAATAATCAAATATGACTTCAACACCATATTCTATATCAACAACATCTATCGAATTTGTAACCCTTTCGAACTCTAAGTCTTTCTCATCCACATCGATGAGTTTACCGAGAGTTTCGTAATTTACTCTTGGCATATATTTTCCCTATAACTTAATACATAATCTGTCCAACTTGAAAAGGGGCCAGTCTTAAATGATTCTATTAATTCTTTACTATAAATTAATGAAAAAAGGTCTACCACATCCCTTTTAAGTTTTAATTCATACAAATCACTATTTAAATCATCATAAAAGATATCAACATCAGATTTCTTATCTTGATATACTTTCGATATATCTATTCTACCCTCTTCATCAATATCTAAAACCTTAATCCAATTGGAATTATTATTATCTCTTACTTCATAATGACCGATAAATTTTTGGATTTCATTTTCAGATTTCAAAACATCTCTATAATCAATTACATCAAACTCGTCATAAATTTCAGATAACCATTGGTGTTTTAGTGAAAAGTTTGGAAGTAAAGGTCCTTTACCTGGTTCATCATAAGTACAATCTGAACTTATATAAAATTTATGAGGTCCTTCCTTTTCAAATTTTTTTAATTCAGCCTTCACTCGTTTCATTTTAGTCTTATAATCATATCTTTCTATCTCATCTTCCGTTGGAAAGTAAAATCGATTAGGTTGGTCTAACATAGGCCAATGTCTAATATGAATACCAATTCTATCTTTGACCAAGTTTTTTATTTTACTCTCTAATTTTTTATCTTTTAGAACTATTTTATGTGCAAGTTTATCCCAAAAACTTTCCTCTATTTCATAAGGTGGCCATTTATGGAATAAATCAGGTGAAAGAAGATGATAATTTTTATTCTCATCCAAAGATTTTAACCAATTAGTTCTCAAATCTATAGTTGAGGAATAATCTAAATTGTGAAATCTATCAGTTGAAGTTTCTGTATAAGGGAAATCTAAAAATTTTAATTCTTTCCACATCTCCTCTTCAACGAGGATTGTAAATTTAAAATCATTAAATTTATTTAATTCGTAGGCTACTGACCAAAGTTGAAATCTATTTCCAAATCCTGTATCTTCTATGCTCCAACCAACATCTCCGATTTTCAAATACATTAGGGTAGATTTAGTTTCTTTATTTCTTTTGGTTCTACTCCATACTTCTGTAATATGGTTTTTAGATTTGCTTTATTTTGTTCGGTTGAGTAGAACACTTGTAAATATTCTTTAGCCTCTGACAAACTTGATTCGTAATGTTTGGCTACTATTTCAACTAACCATTTTTCATATTTCATATCTTTCTTTCCTTTTGTATATCTTAACCATTCCTTTTTCTTTGGAAGAACATTGGTATATAATTTATATAAGTCTTTTGGTTTCAATTTATATTTTTGAAATTCATTAGCCACCTCTACATAATCCATCTTCATCGATATAAATCTATGTATCATATAGTTAGACCATTGCCTTTTCTCTGTTTCATTTAGAGAATCCCAATAACCTTTGGTCTGTTTTTGTGTAATATGTGTGATGTGGTCAAATAGACCTTTGTTTTTAATAACCTTTTTCTTTTTCATATCTATAAGTATTTAATTGAATGTTCAAATACATA